GTAAATAACAGTACAGGTAAAACTTTTATTTCTGGAGCATCTAATGATGTAATCACTTTAAATGGCACAACTAAAGGTGGTTTAGCTGGAAGTATTATTAAAGTTACAGCAGTTGCTTCTGCTAAGTATGCCGTTGAAGGTATTGTCTTAGGATCAGGAACTCTAGTAACTATGTTTGCTGACGCATAAGGAGTAAATTATGGCTGATACAGTAACATCACAAACCATCCAAGATGGTGAAAGAGTTGCTATTATGAAATTCACTAATGTTTCTGATGGAACTGGTGAATCTGCTGTAAAAAAAGTAGATGTCTCTGCTTTGGCTAATAGTAGTCAAGGCAAGGCATGTACTTCAGTTAAAGTAGCTAAAATATGGTGGGCTTGTAGAGGTATGGGTGTCAATATTGAATTTGATGCTTCTACTAATGTTTTAATAACAGGCTTACCTGCTGACTCTACTGGTGATGAATATTACTCTGACGTTTTTACTGGTATTCCAAACAATGCGGGATCTGGTAAAACTGGCGATATTGATTTCACTACAGTAGGACATAGTTCAGGCGATACCTATTCTATAATTTTAGAATTAGTTAAAGACTACGAATAATGGCTGAATATAAAGGCAAAAAAGTAACTTTGAATAGTCCAAGAGCTCTCCGTAAAGGAGAGCCTGGCTATGGCAAAAAAAGAAAAGTTGTTTTCGTTATGGGATGTAGTAGCGAAAGCAAAAGAGTAAAAAGAATTACATTTGGTGATGCCAAATTAGGTATGCACAAAAATACAAAATCAAGAAAAAAATCTTATTGTTCAAGAAGTGGCGGTATGAAGGGCACAACAGATAGATGTAGTGCTAACTATTGGGCTAGAAAAGATTGGGATTGTTAGTATGGGTGAAAAAACAAAAAAAGACGCTTGTTATCATAAAGTAAAGGCAAGGTATGATGTTTGGCCTTCTGCTTATGCAAGTGGAGCTTTAAGCAAATGTAGAAAAGTAGGAGCAGCAAATTGGGGTAACTCTAAAAAGAAAAAACCAGTAAAAAAATCAAAAGGTGGTTTTGTTTCTATTAGAGGTCAAGGTGCAGTTATGAAAGAAAGATTAAGATAATGTCTAAAAATTCATTAAGAGATTGGTTTGCAAAAAATGACGGAAAAGGATGGGTTGACTGTAAAACAGGAAAACCATGTGGTCGTAAAAAAGGCGAAAAAAGAGCATATCCCGCTTGTCGCCCAACTATGGCTCAATGTACTTCAGCAGCCAAAAAGAAAACTGGTCCAGAAAGGATTAATTGGAAAAAAAAGTCAAGAGGTGGCGAAATGGTAAAAGATAAAAACAAAGCAGATTTAAATAAAGACGGCAAACTTTCTTCTTACGAAAAGAAAAGAGGTATGGCTATTGAAAAAGCTATGGCTCAACAAAATAGAGTAAAAATGAAAAATGGCGGATTTATTGCAAAAGGGTGCGGTAAAGTTATGAATAACCGTAGAAAAGTAACAAGTATATCTTGAGGTAAAAATGACTTATAAAAAAACCAAAGGCTATAGCGTAAGAAAGATGTCCAAAGGCGGAGCTTTAATGAAGAAGTCTAAGGGCGGATCCATGATGAAAAAATCTAAAGGTGGTTCTATATTAAAGAAATCTAAAGGCGGTTCTTTAATGAAGAAATCAAAAGGGGGTTCTATGATGAAAAAATCTAAGGGCGGAGCTTTAAACAAAAACAGTAAAAAGAAATAACTTTTTAGTTTAAAAAACAACTTACATTTATGTCATACTTACTTAGTAATGTCCCACATTTTAAATGTTGGGTAAGAAGGGAATTTACTCACAATCACGAAAAATATCATGACGAGTATTTACATGCTTTAGTTATTGCAGTTAATACTATTCCTGATCGGTCTTTGAGTTTTCAAGTAGTCTTTACGGGTTGTGAGTCAGATTGTGAAGATAACAACGAGCCGAATATCCATGGCGGAGCTATGTGGGCTAGAATGCCTATTCAAGCTTTAGTGGCCGATATTCCTATGGATGATTTTCCTGAACCAATGGAAGATCATATTGCACAACCTTGGGATTGTGAATCTAGAAACCACTCAGTAATAGTTATGGATAGAGTAAGCTCATCACCTTGGCTTTGTAAATTAGATGGCGAATTTTTTAAAGGCAGATATTTGTTTACTGTTGATTATACTGACTCCGATATTGCTGACGATAGTGCACAACATAAACAATCTCATGTATTATATATAACAGAAGATTGTAAATGGAAAGGTAACTTAGTAGCCTTACCAAACAACAGAGTAAGGGCTACAAGTCCTGCTCTTTGGGTAACAGGAGATGGTGCTCCTGACTTTAAACCTTCACAATGGACACATTCTGCTGAAGGACACGAAAGTTACTTAGATCCTGCAATAACTTTTGATAACTTATATGAAGATTAATGGCATTATCAGGTAGCACAAATTTTGAACCAAATGTAACTGAGTTTATAGAAGAGGCTTTTGAAAGATGCGGTATAGAGCTCAGAACTGGTTATGATTTAAGAACTGCAAAAAGGTCTATTAACATCATGTTAGCTGAGTGGGCTAACAGAGGTCTTAATCAATGGACTATCGAACAAACTACTCAAACAGTAACAGAAGGAACCAATAGCTACAGTTTAAATTCTAATGTAATTGATATTTTAGATATGGTTGTCAGAAGAACAACTAATTCTGTAAATACAGACACTAATATGAGCAGAATAAGTAGAAGTGAGTATTTAAATATCCCAAACAAAGATACAAAAGCTAGACCTAATCAATTCTTTTTTGATAAGCAAACAACACCTGCAATAAAGGTTTATCCTACACCAGAAAATTCTACAGACATTTTGGTTTTTAATAAGTTAGTTAGAATGGATGATGCTGATACTGCAACAAACACAATGGATTTACCTTTTAGATTTTATCCATGTTTTGCAGCAGGTCTTGCTTACTATATAAGTATAAAAAGAGCTCCACAAAGAACAGCAGAACTAAAAGCAATTTACGAAGAAGAATTTAGAAGAGCTGCTGACCAAGACGAAGATAGAGCTAGTTTTAGGATAAGGCCAAATCTAAGGAGTGTCTAATGGCTTATGCAAGTGGTAAATTTGCATACGCTTTATGTGATAGATGCGGGTTTCGATATAAGTACAAA